GGCGTGCAATATTTTGGTACACTTGCTGACACTAGCAAGTACACATGGAAAGAGATTGGCAAGAAAGAACCAATGTTAAAAGAAAGTTTAGAGCGGGCAGGAATAGACGAGGCCGAATGGGATATTATACGCGCAACTCCTTTTGAGGAGTATAAAGGCGCAGAATTTTTCAGCGTAAAAAATTTAGAGCAAAGGGCAGATTTACCAAAAGGCGCTGGCACTAAGTTAGCAACCAAAATATTAACCGCAATTAATCAAGAGACAAACAAAGCTGTTCCCTCGACAAGTATTGAAGGTCGAGCGTTTTTACAAGGCGACCAAGCTGGCGGTACTTTTAGAGGTGAGGTATTGAACAGTTTTGCTATGTATAAAAGTTTTAGTTTTGCGGTATGGAATACTTGGCTTTGGCCCGCTTTTACTACAACAAAAGGCAGAAGCAGAAAATATAAACACCTAGCAAATCTAATTATAAGCACTACGTTAATGGGCGCGCTTGCTTACCAACTAAAGCAAATAAGCAGAGGGAAAGACCCGATGCCAATGAATACTGGTGAATTTTGGCGCGCAGCTTTTATACAAGGTGGTGGCGGTGGTGTTTTTACTGATTTTGCTCTTGGATCGTCCACGAGTAAATATGACATGACTTTAGGTGAAACAATAGCTGGGCCAGTCTTTTCGTTTTTTTCTGACCTTCTTGATTTAACTTTTGGCAATTTAGCACAATTAAACAGAGACGAAAAAACTAACGCCGCTGGCGAGGCTATTAAGTTTGCTGGTAGGTACACGCCTGGCTCGTCATTATGGTATACCAGACTAGCAGGTGAAAGATTACTTTATGACCAAATGCAATATTGGGCTGATCCAGATTACAGTTCAAAAATTCGCAGAAAAATAAGACGAGACAGAAAACTAGGGCAAGATTATTGGTGGCGACCTGGTAAAACAGAGCCAGATAGACCGCCAGATTTAAGTAACATGTTTGAAGATTAGTAAATAACTGATTAAAATACAACCAAATAACAGGACGCAGATATGGCTGATATACCAATTAATCCAGTGACTCGCAGAGTTCAGTTTACCGGGAATACCGGCACTGGGCCATTTGCGTTTACGTTTAACATTTTAACTAATACCGACATTGTGGTGTATAAGAACACTACACTGCTGACATTGACTACTGATTACACTGTATCAATCAATGCTAATGGTACTGGTAGTGTCTCTCTAACAGGCTCAGGCAGCGGCACAGCGCTTATTAGCTCAGATGTGCTAACCATTATCGGTGGCCGCGAATTGTCGCGTACAACTGATTTCGTTACGGCTGGTGACTTATTGGCATCTAGCCTTAATGAGCAGCTTGATAGTGACGTTATCATGGTGCAGCAGCTTGATGAAAAGTTTGACCGCACATTGCGCTTTGATAGCTTTGATGTTTACGGCAGCGCCATCATGCCAGCTAAAGCAGATCGCCTGGGTAAGTACCTTCAGTTCAACGCGACAACTGGTAATCCAGAAGCAGGCCCAGACAGCACAGATGTTACAACCCTGGCTGATATTGCTACTGATATTGCTACGCTTGCTGATATTGAAGATGGTACTGAAGGTACTGATACAATCCAGACTGTTGCTGGTATTAGCGGCAACGTGACCACTGTTGCTGGGATTAGTTCCAATGTGACTGCTGTTGCTGGTAACGCAAGTAACATTAATATAGTGGCAGCAGATGGTACCGATATTGGTACAGTTTCAACCAATATCGCCAATGTCAATACAGTAGCTGGAATAAGCGCTAACGTAACAAGTGTCGTTAATAATGCTACGAACATTAATGCAGTAGCCGCTGACGAAACCGATATTGGTACAGTCGCCACAAACATTGCCAACGTCAATACAGTAGCAGGGATAAACGCCAATGTAACAAGTGTCGCTGGTAACGCTACAAACATTAATACAGTGGCTGCTGACGGCACTGATATTGGCACTGTTTCAGCAAGTATCGCTGACGTAAACACTTGCGCTAGTAACATTACTGCTATCCAGGACGCGCCAGATGAGGCTTCTGCTGCGGCTGCAAGCGCTGCTGCTGCATTGGTAAGCGAAAACAACGCCTCAACATCTGCTTCAACTGCTAGTACAGCAGCAACTGATGCACAGACAGCTCAGACAGCAGCAGAGTTAGCAGAGACTAACGCAGGTAACAGCGAAACTGCTGCAAGTAATAGTGCTTCTGCTGCTGACGCGGCTAAAGATGCGGCCCTGGCAGCGCTTGATAGTTTTGATGACAGGTACTTAGGAACGAAAACCTCTGATCCAACTCTTGATAATGACGGGAATGCTTTAGTAGCTGGGGCTTTATACTTCAATACTACTGATAATGTAATGAAAGTATATGAAGGATCGTCATGGGTGGCGGCGTATGCCTCACTATCTGGTGCTTTACTTACTGCTAACAACCTATCTGACTTGGCAAGCGCATCTGCGGCTCGCACCAATCTCGGCTTGGGTACCGCTGCTACAACTGCTGCAACTGACTATTTACAAAACCTTGTGGAAGATACTACCCCACAGTTAGGTGGTGATTTAGACACTAACGGCAATGATGTTAACTTTGGTGATGGCGACAAAGCTCTCTTTGGTGCTGGTAATGACTTGCAGATTTATCACGATGGTAGTCACAGTATTATTCTTGATAATGGCACTGGCGACCTCTATATACGAGCATCTGATAACTTTAATTTGCAGGTTGGAAATGGGGCTGGTGGTTGGCAAGATGCTATAAGGACTTATGACGCCAATCGTGTGGATATTTCTTATGCTGGTTCAGTAAAACTAGCCACAACAGCAACAGGCGTAGATGTAACAGGTACTGTAACTGCTGATGGTTTGACTGTTAGTAACACAGGTGAATCCTCTATTTTAATTAATGCTGACACCAACAATGATGCTGGTGAAGAAAGTGGTTTTCTAGAAATTAGAACAGATAATGAAGCGGTTCGCCATAGAGTAGAAGGTGCAGGTTCTGGTAATAATTTAGAAATAATTGCAGGATCTACAGGAACAACAACTGCTGGTATTGTCTCAAATATAATATTCAAGACAAAAGATACTGGTGCTTCAGCTACAGAACGTATGCGTATCGACCCTACTGGCAACGTTGGTATTGGTACGACTTCACCTTCTACCGCATTAGAGGTTAATGGTACCATTACTGCAACAACAGTAGATCTGGGTGACTGGACAATAACCGAATCAGCGGGTGTGTTGTACTTTGCAACTAGCGGCACCAACAAAATGAAGTTAGACGCTTCTGGCAATCTAACAGTGACTGGTGACGTAACAGCTTACGGAACAATCTAATGGCATTACCAGGCTCAGGGGCATTATCCCTAGACGATATTCAAACCGAGTTTGGTGGAACAAACCCGATTGGTTTATCCGAGTATTACAGCGCTGCTGCTGGAGTTCCGGCGAGTGGTGAAATATCAATCGCTGATTTTTACGGCACATCAGCGCGAGTGGTTATACCGATTGCGGTAACAAACGCGACTAACTACGTTATCTATGATAATCGCGGGCCAACTTATGATGCAGGCAAGTCTGATATAACGCTGACTATTAGTGGCAACATAGGTTCAACTACCACAGCCACTGCTGCATTAAGGACAGGTACCTTCGCATCGGGCGACACAGTAACTATTGTGAATAACGGATCTATCCGAGCATTTGGTGGTGGCGGTGGCCCAGGTGGTTCATCGACTTCTGGCGCGCCTGGCGGCGCTGGTGGCCATGCTATTGATTTAGGTTTCCCAACCACAGTAACAAACAACAGCCTTATACAAGGCGGCGGCGGAGGCGGCGGTGGTGGTGGTGTTTTGGCAGGAATTAGTCCAGCCCCTAAAGGCCCAGGCACGCCCTATGCTTATGGAGGCGGCGGAGGCGGCGGTGGCTCTGGTGTAGGTCTTGGTGGTGCTGGAGGTGTCCGTCCAACAGGTAATGGCGCTCCTGGCGCAACGGGTGGAGCTGATACTGGCGGTGCTGGCGGTGCTTCAACTGCTGGTGATGGTGGAGCAGGCGGCAATCGTGGGGTAGCTGGCGCGGCTGGTGTTTCAGCTACATACGCTGGTGGTTCTGGTGGTGCTGCGGGTAAATCTGTTGTACCTAATGGCAATACACTGTCACTAACAAACAATGGTTCAATTTTCGGAGCAACAACGTGATCTTATTTAGAGCGTTTATTAAAAATAAAGAAGTTATCAACCGAGTCTATTGGGGTGATGGCCCAGACGATACGGGCTTTGATGATAAGAAGGCAGCTATTGACGCGGCTTTTCCTGGTCTAACTTATCCCTGGCCAGTGTTTGTTTACGGCGAAGATATGACAGGTAATGTTGTTACGATTCATTCATGCAGCGTTAGCCATGATAATCCGCTAAAGTCTAAACTCGAATACGATCTGATGATTGACCAAGATTTTATCCGATACATATACGACTTAGACACGAACACTAAATCATACGAATTGTTCTACAAGAGTTACGGCGCTTACACAATGCAGCCACTAGGCGAGGGCCTTACTGTATATCGTATCTCAGATATGTTTGATGCCGACTTTAACAATCTTGGGAAGCAGTCTTGCTACGTGCAAGGCAGCAACCAGGATGTATTTGCCTGGGCAGAAAGCCTAAAGCCTGGTATTGATATGCCAATATCGGTGGATAAGAAACTTCACCCAGATGATAGCTATCGTTTTGAGTTTAATTCAGACAGGGAATTGGTTTCAGTTACACTGTTCGCGCACTTAGATCGCACGATGGTATGGAATGCTGCTGGTACTGATACTTATGTTGAGTATACTGCTGACTACGCTGATGAGCTGACTAACTTATCTGACACCGAGATCGTTGTGCCACGTTATGATGAATTTGGAAATAGAATAGCAAGCGATCCAACCATATAAACAGACTTACGGGGGTAATATGTCTGACTTCAAGTATGCCACGCTTGAGAATCTTGTTGATTCTAATGTAGTGGAAGCGCTCACTAATACATTGTTTGCTTTGCACGAAGATGGAAAGTCTAGTAACAGTGTATTGCAGGACGCTCATGTTCCAGGTTCGGATTCGTTTTACTTTAATGAGACTTGCACCAACCCATTAGTTATGGAGGTACAGGCAAAGATTAAAGAGCGCGCAGAATTAATCTTAGGCAAGAGCCTATTCCCAACGTATGTGTTTGCCAGGATATACCGCAAGGGCAGCGAGCTATCGAAGCATTACGACAGAGTGGAGACTGAATACTCAGTCACGCTAACCCTGGGAAGTTCTGATAAAAACGTTTGGCCGATACATTTTAAACATAGAGATGCTGAAGATATTAAATCGGTAGATATGTTGGAAGGTGATGCGGTCTTATATAAGGGGCAAGAGCTAGAGCATTGGCGTGAGCCGCTATCAGATGATTATCATTGCCAGATGTTCTTTCATTATGTTGATGATAATGGCCCGTATAAGCAGCACGCTCAAGCAGAGAAGTATAAAACTCCCGAAATATCAAACGAAGTATATGCCTGGTGTTTTCAGGGTGATGAAGGAATCCTTGATAGCGTTTGCGATCTGTATGTGAATCAACTAAAAGACTTACCACTTGAAGATGCAACTGTTGGTTTTGATGGATCGGGCAAAGTAAACGATGAAGTTCGCAAGGTTAAAAAGCGCAGCCTATCATGCTTCTCTGGCGTGTCGTCATACCTGGTTAGCGCAGCGCAGAATGCTAACATGCAAATCTGGAAGTATGATCTTGATGCGTGCAGCCAATCCGAGTACTTACAGTATGCTGTCGATAATAAATATGATACGCACGCTGATTACACGTTTTTAACGAATCGCCGCGAGCTTAATGTTCGCAAGCTAACTGCTATCTCAGTTCTTAATGACGAGTTTGAAGGCGGTCAGTTCTATATTATCCAAGAAGATGGCACGCCCTGGTACCCGCCGCAGGGTAAAGGCGATGTGATAGTGTTCCCAAGTTATCTATTACATGGCGTAACGCCAGTAACATCAGGCACTAGGCACGCAGTAGTGGCTTGGATAAACGGGCCGGACTTCAAGTGAAGCAATGCGGCATAGGTTCTAGTCACGTTATTACCAGGCTGGGCCATTATATGCTGAAGCGCTGGGGCGTATGGTCGCCCTGGGCCACCATTCTAGTGTCAAAAATATACCCAGTAGATCAGATATATCACAATCACGAGGGTGATTTTGTGTCGTTTTTGCTATGGGGTAGGTACTGGGAGGAGGTTCACGAGGGCAACAATAAGTTTATTCGTAGATCAAATTGGTTTAATATTGTACAATCTGGCCAATATCATAGAGTGCATTGTGATAAACCAGTATGGACATTGCTAATTATGGGGCCGAGAAAACAAGAAGTTACGGCTAAGATTAAAGGTAAAGTCTATCCATACACTAAAGTAACTAAGCGGTACCGCTAATGAGTGATGATAATAGATACTTGACTGAAGCAGATATTGAGATGCTCGCAGAGAAGGCAGCAGATCGCGCCCTTGAAAAGGTCTATGCTGACCTGGGTAAGTCTGTTGCTAAAAAGATATTTTGGTTTATCGGTGTAGCGGCTATCGGTGTTGCTATCTGGTTATCAGGTAATGGTGGCACGATCCCCAAAGTATGAAAGACAAACGTCTAATCAGGCTCAACGTATCTGGCTTCAACAAGCCTAAGCGAACGCCAAGCCATCCTACAAAGAGTCACGTTGTTGTGGCTAAATCTGGCGACCAGGTTAAGACGATCCGTTTTGGCCAACAAGGTGTAAGCGGCGACAAAAAGAACACGGCTCGATCAAGATCATTCAAAGCAAGGCATGGCAAGAAT